CCGATCCCGTGTCAGGAGTGGGGGGTGGTGAAAAGTGAGCGTCTATTCCGTACTCTCCAATGTAAAAGTAACTTTTCTTCGTTTCTCGTCCGGTTCTTCGGTTTCGGTGGACCAGCCGCCGGTCTCGCTGAGACGGCGTCCAGACCTTCCTTGTGGTGACATGCTGTCAACGGTCAAGATGGCGTATTCGCTGAATTTTGCGGTTACTTTGCCATCGCACTCAGAGTAGTCCAGCAGCTCCACCAAAAGATGGATGTAAGCTGCGGCTGGTGAGTGTGCGTTGGTGCATGACATTTTCGTGAGACGAGTGTTCTTGCCGTCGACAGTACAAATTGGATAATAACTCCAGCCCAGGGGGCCGCACGGCTTCGCGAGAATACGTGCTGATGAGTACTTGACGCGGTAACGGTTCACACCGGCTGGCGGGCAGTCTAGTATGTGAGCCAAATCGTCAAAGCATGGCGTTGGTAGCCAGGAAAGTGTTTGGTGGAACCACTTGTGAAGTGGAAGGTTGACGTTCTCGAGTAGCTTGCAGATGAGCTCTGTTTCGGTTGGTTGTGTCATGTATCGGTCTGATACCTTGTGTGAAAGATATGCGAGAATTTTAAACTAGTTTAGGAACACACTGTGAGAACTGTCCATGTCATCGTGTCAGTCGCCTGCATCCTCCTTAGTGAGAACGCTTGGTCGGACGACGTGCATGTCAGTGTGTAGATATATTGATAGAGGTCTTGCGAGTTCCCGACGACTAATCCGCTCTCGTAAACCACAAGCGTCGCTTCAGATGTGAGCGGCTCAACGACTGCCAGCGCGGGCGGGCTGGCGAAGGCGCCTGATTGAGCTTTGAATGTGAGTTCGAGTTTAAAGGTTCCTGGGTTGCAGAAAGACAGGTATTGGCAACCTGCGATTGTCGTCGAGTCAGACAACCACGCCATGAGTGATGCGCGTGCGAGGAGTGGGACTTCTGGGCGAGCCACGTTGCCGGGGCTGGGTGTAAGCAGGAGGATGTTGTTTCCGTATCCTGTTCCTGCTCCCAGCCCACCTTGTGTGGCAGGTATTTGCTGCGCGATGTCGAGTGTCGCGCCCATTGGTGGAGTTGATGTTGATGCAGTGCCTGAGCGAAGCCCCGCGCTCCTACCCATTTGCGCGGACGCAATAGGCAAGGTCGGGATGTTCAGCTCGATGTCATATGTTATGAACAGCCTGCCGATGATTGTGCCAGCGGATGCTGGCAAGCCTTCGGTGGCCACTGTAACAACTCCATGGTCGTACAAATTTGGCGCGCCAGATGTGCCGCGCCGTTTCGTAAACAGCATGTCACTCGCTTGGAGCGACGGGTCGCATTCCACTCCATGCATCATGGATTCGCTTGGATTACCCCGGCTGTGGAAAGCCGCTTGGAGTATCTGTTCCATTGATTGGTATGGCAACTCGTTCGCGTTGTACTGTGTTGCAATGGCGATCGTGCCCAGAGCCATGTCAGCAGAGTAATTACTGCTGGTTGACTCGAAGGACACGATTGCGCCTTGCAAAGACCACTCGGAAAAGTGTTCTGCGATGGTTGCCAACCACGGGAACGTGGTGGCGTCGGTGCACTGCAGCCGGAACTGCGCTTGATTGAATGCAGTTGGGTTTGCTGGGGAGACAATATTGGTGATGAATTCACGTTTCTGGACGCGGATGCTCGAAGCACCAGATGGTGCAAATGACATCGCGTTTGGCTTCAGGCCGGTGTCCGTAATCAAGGAGTTCTTCCTGATCATGTAATCACCGCGGCCTGTTAACTGTGCAAGTAGTGCTCCTGCGGCGGCGCCTGGGGCGCCAGCCATGAGACCGCCTGCACTGGCAAACGTACCTTTTGGTAGTTTCTTCAGAACTTTGTTGTCTACCCAGCTTGCAGCGCGACGCGCGAAGCCAGGTTTGGGTTTGTCGTAGTCGCCTCGGCCGCGGACAGCTTCGATGTGCTGGTCCCAACGGCGGGCTCGCTCGGCTTTAGGTAGCGCGAGGATTTTCTCCTTGTTCATGAACTGTTTCTTAGTAGTTGACATTTACAACGAGAGGGTTTCGGTGTACGTTTTATAATACCACCTCCACCCGACACGAGATTTGTTCATCCGCCCTGTACTATTAGTACAGAGCTTTGAACCCCTCCGGGGGCAGTGGGCTCGGCGTTGTCGTTGCCAGGGCCTCCATGTCCTCGTGGGTTTTGGCGTCGTCGTAACCTTGGCATAGTGCCTCGATTTCTTCAACTCCGGTTTTGCAATCTAGCGCCGCATATGCGAAGGCTGCAGCCTGGTCGTCTGGGTCGAACAGGTATGGTCCATTTTTGATTTTCCACAGAACTTCCCTCAATTCTGCGGATATGACACCAGGTGGAACGTTGTCTGGGTCGGGGTATGTGTGGTTTTCGGTGTGGTACACTCGCAATATTGCACGTGCGTAGTTCGAGACGAGTGGCGTGTTGGGATCAGCCACGAGGTAGCCTTCTGCCTTCTGAAGGCGTGCGATCTCGGGTTCTCTATTTCCGGGGATGACTGTGCACAGCTTTGCACATGCTTTCTTGACGCAGCACACACTCGTGAGTGTGTTCATCGGGTTGACCCATGCGCGCGAGAGGAAGATGAATGGGTCGAAGTTTGACTTGCGTGGGTCTACCTTGACTCGGAATCCCAGCTTCTCTGCAGTCTCTTTCCACTTGTCGGCGTACTCCTCGCAACCATCGTCCCCGTATTTAGGTAGCAGCATCTCAAACGCTGCTTCATGGCTGTAGCCTAGCTTGCGCAGTGTGATATATGAGATGAGTCCGTTCGTGTATGAGTTTAGCCCGGTCGTGTCAGCCGCGCCAGAGCACACCATGTGTCCGGATTTTACTTTCTTGAGTTTGGGGTCTCGTGGTTTTGGGGCGTCGTTCTTCTTCTCCTTGAGCTTCGCTTTAATGGTCATGTTGATCTCTGACCTGACCGCTCGCCTTACGATCTTCCGCTTGTCCTTGTCGATGCAAGCAAGACCGATGGAGATCTC